ACAGCTTGGTACTTTGCCCTGATATGTGCAGGAATTGTGATTCCTGTAGGTGCTTCATAATGCTGCATCGCATAATGCTTGTATCTCAGATTGACTCTGCTCTGATAGAGATTCAACTTCCTCCTAAGATACTCAATCCCTCTTAATTCCAAACCGTTCTCCTTTCTTTGTGATGATTTGGCGCGAGAAAAAATGTACAGTGACGGCGTGAAGCTCTTGAGCGCCTAGAGGGAGGGGGATACCCCCCTACTATCAGCTAGGACTTACTTCCACACATATCTGTTATTTTTTCGAGTTTTAAATATTTTTTATTTTTCTTTTTTTAGAAATTATTTTTAATTCTTTCATTAAGACTTCAAGCTCTATACCTAGTCCAGTCCCTAGACTGTGGCAAGTTCCTGTTGCCTACAACAGTAGCATTAGCTGATTTATCATCAGCGTAAAGCTTGTCAGACTTCTGTCTGTTGCATTGCCAGTGGGCAAGCTGTAAGTTACGAATGTCTGACGGATGACCGTTGCGATTGATTGGAATAACGTGGTCAATGACCGGAGACAGAGGATGTGGGTACTTCAATGATTTGTCGACGGGGAGTCCACAAATTCCACAAGTATTTTTTGTTTTGAGAATTATATTTTTATTCTTTTCAAAAGCAACTCTGTGAGGACCACTCCGGTCCGGTCTATCCTTGGGGGTGTTCATATAGGGAGGGTCCTTTCTTTTTAGTGGGTATGAGGCTAAATTTTTATGATGTAGGGGGGTGTTTTTTAAACCTCTGACACCCTCGTATATTTAACATATCTTATATTCTGTTAAATAAAACTAACATTCTCAAAAGTCAAGTATATCAAGTGATTACAACTATTTTATTAAAAACTAATTTACATTTTTTCAAAGTGTTAAATAAATAGGTTTTTAATAGCTAAAATTCATCATCGAATCATCCAATTCATCTTGCTTAATGCCTATGTAATCAAGTGTGATATCTGGTGATGAATGATTAAACAATTCCATCAAAATCGCTACGTTTTGATTTCGTCTGTAATGATGATACCCAAACGACTTTCTCATAGAGTGTGTTCCAATGTTCTTCAAGCCAACATGTTCAGCTGCTTGTTTTAAAATCTGGTAAGCTGCAACTCTTCCAATGTGAGCGATGCGCACACCGTCTGTCCTAACTTTCTTTTTGCTTGGAAACAGATAATCGTATCCTTGTAGATCATTTGCTTTTATGTAATGATTTAGAGCTTTTCTTAACTCTGGATTGATAGCGAATCTCTTAACCTTTCCTGTCTTCTTCTCAATGACTTCTATCCTATCACCTGTCACTTGCTTGACTTGAAGGGGTATGATGTCGCTGATGCGCATTCCGGAATATAGACCACACATAATCAGAACATAATTTCGCTCACTTTTTGATTTTAAAAAGTCTTTCATTCGTTCAATATCGTCGAGTTCACGAATAGGTTCTACTTTTCTCAAAATACCACCTCCAATCTGCAAGAAAAGGCAGGGTGTGCCTGCCTTTACAATAATTTCATAATATAATTTTAGCACACAAAATCGTATATTTACTATTGACTTACTCCGTTCTTACTCCAAAATTACAACTTGTTCACCGTTTCGATAAAGCTCTGCAAATGCTAATAAAGCCTTACTAAGATTTTCATAATATGAACTTTCTGAAATTGCAAGCTCATTGTACACCGTCTCATCTTTTTTTTGGTGCCAAACAAGATACTTCTCGTATATGATTTTACGATAAAAAGGATCATGTAATTTGCTGACAGCCTGTTCTATCGCATCTAGCTCTAGCTCTGCATCAACTTTGCGAATTGCCAATTTCTCAACTTGACTATTTTTAGCACTTGATGCATTTCGTGGCGTGAATGAGTAGGTCGTGGTTACTCTCTGACCATCTGTATCATTTGCTACACGACGCCAGTGAGGATATCCCTCCAAAATTTTCTTGGCATTTTCTTTTGTTTTGGCTTCGTTGATTTCTGGAAAAAAAGGCATCTCTCACCTCACCCCTCCCCAATAAATACATTCATAGGCAAGTTGAAATAAGTGGCTACATCTTCAACATTGTACATATCAGGAGCGGATTTTAAATTCTCCCAGTTCGATATTGTTGCGATTGAGTAGCCTAACTTACTTCCTAACTCTCTCAAAGTAACCTTGTTATCAATCCTCTTTTGTTTTAGCATGAAAGCGAATAATTCACGCTGTCTCTTTGTTAAAGGTGTTTCATAGTCCATTCTCCATCTCCTCAATCAGCCAATCAAGGTTCTTGCGAGCTTTTTTCAGGTCTTCAAGACCGTTTTTCTTCTGGAATCGCAGTAGATACTTGATAGCATTGCCCCAGCACCACGCTGCCTTCCCTGGCAGATTGCCAATAAAGTTATCAATCACTTCAATACTTTCAAGACCTTTTGAGCCTTGGTAATGGCTTGGTTTGTTTACGTTATCAATTTTTTCTGGCTTCATTCTTTTACCTCCTCAATTTTAATAACAGCAAGTCCGTTTTTGTATCGTTTTCTAAGAGACGGTCTAGTGTGATACCTCAATTTCTTTTCTTCAATCCCGGTTTCCTGACTAATTTCTTCAATTGTCCCTAATGTCACAAATTTATCACCTTCGTACAAAGCATACTCACACTTCATAGTCTACCACTCCTCTCCGTGTTCAATTCTTTTTACTAAGCAATCACTACAAATACCATTTTGAAATACACAATCATAATCTAACTTGTCTTTCAAAAAGAAAAACTGTTTACAATCTTCACAATCTAGCTTGTTATCCATTTATTTCTCTTTCTAAAACTGTTCCGATTTTCTCGTTATAGTAACTAAAAATCTTGCTTTGGTTCATTTTAATTTGTGTGATATTGTCTATAAAAAATTCCAAGTCTGCACTCATTTCATCCAACAACTTAACAACCTTTAACTGATATTTCATATCAGGGACGTCAATCGTTAATTTTGACAATCTAGCTACTGATAAACCTGGTTGATTATCTCCGTCTGCGTACTGCTCTATTTCTTCACGCTTCATCAACAGCCAGTGAAATAAATATCGCTTATCTATCATTTCTTTTGGTTCAACTTTAAAGCTATCTCCATCAATCCAAAATGGATCCCGATGGAAATAAACAGCACCAACAGTGCCCTTACGAGTCAAGCGGATTGTGTCGCTCTCACAATTGAATTTATCTGTAGTTCCCTTTGCATTCATACCAGCACCATAGATAAAATAAGGTCCATCTGTCGCTTTCGTTCTAGTACCTGAAATAAGCTCGCAAACTTCTAGCAATCCGTACGTTGTTATCTTTTCTGGTTTCATTCTAATCCCACTGCGAAATTATACATCAACAAGTAATCATCTAAGACTTTGTGGCATCTCGTTATGAAAGATTTTAAATCAATATCTGCATTGAAAAATTGAATCAATATCAATTGACTAGCTAAATGTTTTTCAAGATGATTGATTGCCATTTGATCTAATTCAGCATTTACTTTGTCAATGTCTATTTCTTCTTTTTCTATAGGTTTGCTTGGCGCAACCCACCTAAAATCTGAATCTAATGTATCAGATTCTTGATATTCAATCTTTTGGGTCTTACAGTCATAAATCTCTTTTGAAATTTCAGGACTGTTTTTTTCTTTGTCAATGACTAAGAAAATCACATTGATAGATGTGTCTTCAAATCCGTTTTGAATCTCATTCAACTCAACAAGATTATTACCAACCAATTCCCGCATCTTCTTTTCAGATTGACGGTATGCAATTCCAGGGAACATGATATAGAATCCGTATCGCTTCGTATAAGTCAGCGACTTCAACAGAAAAATATCATCAACAACACCTGATTTTTTCCAAGGGTATAGTTCTTTAATAGCCTGTTGATCCTCTTCTGGTAAATCTTTCAATTTCAGAGAGTAAGGCGGATTCATTGCAATTGCATCTACTTGTACATCTGATTGATATGTAAAGAAACTCTGATTATGAACGACTGCGTGAGGGAAATTTGTTTTCAATGCTTCGCAACTTTCCTGCTGAATTTCTACCGCATGAAAATCGGTCATACTGATAAACTGTTCTAGTTGCCCGGAGCCTGCAGCTCCATCGAAGACGGATATATTTTCACCGCAATATTGCTTTGCTTTTTTAGCTAAGTATTCGCGCAAAGGCTTACCAGTCACGTACTCGGCAAATTTATTGGCTTTCTCGCGGTTATTGTGTTCCACGAACGTCATAGCATCACCTCATCTCCAACTTTCACATTATCAAACACTTCCTTCGTGACTACGAAAATGCCGTAATCACGAATCGTAAGCGTGTATAGCTTGCCATGTCGTCCTTTCTCGACGACTCTACCTTTGATTTCGGCGCCTTGATTATCAGCTTTATAGATAACCATCGGATTCTTCTTTTTTAGTTCTGCAATCCTGCCCATCTGCCAGACGTTCAACCCAGCTGATAGCAGAATCCAGATTGCGATGAATCGTTTCATGTCTCCTCCTCAAAATAAAATTTACCATTAAAAGGCTTGATTTCAATAATTCCATAATCTAACCCAAGTCTTGCTATAAATGGCTTGCTGATTCTTTCGTGCAAGGTAGACATCTGCTCTCTGAATTCTTCTAACAGAAGAGTAGATTTGTAGAAATTGCATTGATAGCAAGCAGGCATATAGTTTTCAAAGCTATCTTCTCCGCCTCGATAGTGAGGATGCAAATGATCCACTCTCAAAGTTTTCAAATCCAATTCCTTGCCACAATAAGCACAGTGACCACCATACTTATCTAAAACTTTTCGTCTAGTGGCTTTAGATATGCTTTTTCGTTTCAATCTGTTTCCTCCTCAAAATAACTATGAAATTTACTTAAATTGACAATAGCGACCTCTTCAACTGAATGTTTTTCAATGTCAAAGTCTGGATCATTTTTCCCAAACTCTTTATTTATCGCTTTTTCAGCAAGCGAAGGTAAAGCGAATATACTTGCTCCGTTGTTCAAGGCAAGCGATTGACCATATTCGTTCACTATTCGGTAACCCACATCAAACGGTCTAATTTTCGCAGGGTTTTTTATGCGTTTGTTTTCATTTTTTATTGCTTGTTCAAGTGTTTGTATCATCACTCCACCTCCTTAATTTTCAAGCTTTTTGATTTCACGTTCCACTAGATCTTTACGTTTTTGTAATTCTTCTAGTTTTTGAGCATCTAATGCTTTCTTGATGATCTCAAGTCGTTCAATATCCATCTGAAATTTATCCAGAGAATCAACTTTGCGAGCGTATTCTCTAAAATTATGCGCCCATTCCCAGTCATCCCAGCCAAAGCAATTGTTCAATTCTCGTCTTAATTCGTTATATTTGTTTCGTAAGTCAATATTAACTTTGTATTGCATATACAAAACAAATGAAGCCATGACAAGAACTGACAAACAAGCTATAAACATTCCCCAAAACATTAAATTCTCCATTTACTTCACCTCCTCAATCTATATTTCTCTCAAATACTCGTTGAAAAGATCTTCATCAAGTATTCCGTTTTCAATTAAATTCTCAACTGCAGTTTCAATTTTTATCAAACGATTTAACTCATTGTTAGGCAGTGTAGCCATAATAACTTCTTCCATCACTCCACCTCCTTACTCTTAATTTCTCTAGTGAGTCTATTTTTTAAAACATGACTTGTAAAATAAACACCGTCTGCATATGTATAATAATCAGCGGTTTCTTCAAACCACTGACTTCGTGTGTAAGGGTATCTGTTTGGTCGTTTCATGTTACCACCTCACATATAAGTATTTTGTATCGATGTCTTGTCTTAAAATACAATCTCTCAATGACCTCAAATCTTCTAACGCACTGCTGACTGTCCCCCATTTGTTCTCAGGTTCATATTGCACATACTTTTCAGGTTGTCTTTCCAATTCAGCTATACCACGTTGAATATTTTCAAAAATATCAGCGACATTGTAAATGGTACCTTGGTCGAAATCCCAATCCATAGCTGCCCTAAACATTTTTCCAAGATTGTAAGTCGGAGAACGATGCTTAGGTTCATCAATGCAGATATATTGTCCGTTTTCTATTTTTGCTAAAATTTCCAAATCATAGCTCATCTACCTACCTCCTCTGCAGCATACTGCAACCATACTAGGCACTCGTATAGATCCCTTGCGTGTTTCTTGATATTGCTTAACTCATAACCGTTTAGGTTATCGGATGTTTTTAAAATATCGATTTTTATATTTTCGATAGCTAGAATAAAATCCTTTGTACCTTTCAATCTGTGACCTCTTTTTCTTGTATTGTGTCCTACTTCTAAAAAATATCAATTTTAGCCGTTTTTAATTCCAATATCACGTCAAATCTAATACAGTTTATTTTCTTAGTCATGTCAACCGAATCCACGTTAGGCTTGAAAAAATCGCTATAGACCAAGCAACGATGGCAAATATCGTCTAAAGCCACTTTAGTTGCACCATCAAGAGTAAAGACTTGATTCACATTAAAAATAAAATCTCTAATGTTATCAAGCGCTTTAACGCTAATAACGTTGTTCTGCATATCCTTGTTAAAAACTTGGGTGCTTTTGACAAATTCAATGATTTTATTTTTAGTCACTTTGTCTTTCATTTTTCCACCTCCTCAAACTTGTTTTCTAAAAATCCAGCTCTTGCCCCTCATGGCTCAAAGGTACAAGAGCTAGCAAATTCTTTATACGCCATTCGTCCAAATCTGACGCATATTCTAGCTCGCTTTTAACGTGGTTCGCGGCACGTTGTAAATGAAATAGAGTTCAATCATCTTTACTAAACTCCTTGTAAATTTTTTTGAATATTTCTGACACCAATTTTTCAGGTATATTAGATCTCTCGTTGTATGATTTTGAGAAGTTTTTCCACTCAATATCCTGCTTGATAATTTTATTTTTAAGATTAAGTTCAATATTGCTTCCAAAAATCGTCCGTTTTTGTAAAGGATAATCATAATTATTGTATCTAGCTAGGTTTTTGTATGGAATTCTGAATCCAATAATATCCTCAATGTATGGCCACAGTCTATCAGCTGCTGGATTCTCAATAACCCAAAATTGTGGTCTATATCTTTTTATGATTTCTATTGTGTTGAAAGCTGTTAGCTCCCCATTGATCCTTTTTAAAAATTGTCTGTCGTACTGATAATTTATATAGGCTGACTCGTAATCCTGATTTGCCCTGATCGTGAATGGTGAAGGTCTTACTTGTGGAGCGAACAAGCTATCAGACACATCATTGCGTTTCCAACACGCATTCCCATTTTCCATTGCAGAAGCATTTGACCATGATTCACATGGCGGACTAGCTATTATAAGATCAGGTTTTGGTAATTTGTCTAACACGTCAAAGAGTGTATTATCTCCAAATAAACGTTTGTAATCAGCAAGGTCCAGATTTATAAAATGATTGTTCTTGTTTTCTATATCCATTCCGATTGAATAGATTTCAATATTCGCCCCCCCCGAACTATTCAGAGAGTTAGCACCCTTGAAGTAAGAACCATTCCCACTATCAAAAAGCGCCCAAACTGTCATTTTTTTAATGATCAATACCTCCTATCCTTCATACCCGCAGGATACACAAAGCATCTGCCTGTTGCTCCCTCAAAGATGCGACTTGATAGAGCACCATTCTCAAAATCGTCTGAGTAAAGCTCTTTAATCTCCTCACTGCTCAGATTCGTATTGATAATCGTATTGGTCCGATTATCCAGGATCTTGAACAATATCTGATGTGCCCACTCGTTCCGCTTCGTGTCAGCCTTACGACTCTCTTTCCCAAGGTCATCCAAAAAGAGGAAATCAACCTCAGACAGTAGCTTGACCATCTTCGCTTCTGAGAAACCATTGTCAAACTCAAAGCTTTCTCTAATCTTGTCGAACAAGGTCACAACTGAAACAAAGAGCACGCTTTTCGGTTCATCATAAGACTTAAATTGCTCATTGAGAAACCGAGCAAAACCATATGTCAGATGACTCTTACCAACACCAGACGGACCAGTGATGATAGCATTCCCAGTCTCACCTTTGGCATAGCAACGTTCCAAACGTTTCACAAAATTCATAGCATTTTCGTCGATGTCAACTCGAATTTCATAATCATGTAGTGACTTACTTGCCAGCTTGCTTGAAACGATGCTATCACGAGCAAAGACCTCATAAGTATCCGATAGCTTGCTTTTAACCTCAGATTCCATATTCAGTTGCTTTTCAAATCGTCGGATGTTCTCTTTCTCGCACTCAGGACATTGACTGATTTCCTCGACCTTGCCCTTGATGGGAATCTTAACAGACCAAAGATGGCATCCATGGATTTCACAGACATCATCAAGAACCGTTCTAGTTTTGAATTGTTTAAACTGCTTCATCTAAAATCCTAGCCTTTCGTCTGTTTTCTTTTCACGCTTCACAACATTTCCTTGATTTAAATAACCGTCGAACTTCGTTCCAAAGAGAGTTTCTGGTCTCAAATATTTCGCATACTTCGTACCTGACCAATCCTTAACCATGTTATCAATCACCTGTTTAAAGTCATCTAGTCGATATCCTTCAGACCATCTAGCCTTAATCAGAGATCTGTTCTTCTGAACATTATCTCTATAATTCTTTCCAGTCTTTGAATTGAGATAATCGATAATTTCTTTGTAAGGAATATTATCTATACTACCCTTACCTATACTACCCTTACCTATACTATGCGGACATTTGTCCGTCACTTGTCCGTCAACTGCCTGACCTTCTTCAGTAAGCTCTAGAACTACCTTCCCAGGCTCAACCAATCTACTTCCATCAACTTCTAATCCAAGTTGTTGAATAGCTAAATTCCTGTGTATACTAGGCTTGTGTCTATCTGGTCTAATTTTATTTTGTTCGTTGAAATCCGTAATGAAATAGACCATGTCTTGATTAAGTGGTTTTATAAACTGCTTGATAACTAATAGGCCCAAACTGTCCTCACTGGCACCAATCATTCTAACGACTGGAAATGCTTCGACAATTCCGTCATCATCTGAATTGATGACTAAATGAACATACAATGCCTGAGTTTCAAGTGGCAGTCTTAAAAATTTTTGTGTTTGCATTATGGTCTTGCTGACCATTCTTCTTTCTGCCATCTACCCCTCCACACTTGAAAATTTTGTGTACTCTTTGTGAAAATACAACTTCACTGTTCCGAGACTACCATGCCGATTCTTTTCCAGGATCAGTTCTGTTACGTTGTTTGCTTCTTGACTGTCTGCCTGTTCCTTCTGATAGTAGGCATCACGATACAAGAATGCTACAATATCAGCATCTTGCTCAATAGAGCCAGACTCTCGCAAGTCTGCCAGCATCGGGCGCTTATCTTGTCTCTGCTCAACCGCCCGGCTCAACTGTGACAGGGCA